GGAATCAAACTTGTGTTTGTGCTGTACCAAAATTTGACCGGCGGGTATAAACGCTTCTTTTGCGTAAACGCCCGCGCTGAAATGGTGTTTGATCATTAGCTAACCTCACGCCCAGACACGCGCATGTTGATCGCCGTGGCCGTGCCAGCCAAGGTTGAGATAAAGTCGCCAGGGTTCAGCACTTGGCCCACCAGTTCAGGAAAAGTGTAGACCTCTGCTGGCTGGAGCGTCTTGGTCTTGGAGATTAAGTTCAAGTTGCCAGCCGTTCCGGACACAGTGACCAAGTTTACGCTGATGGCCGCAGCAGTTGCGCTGTAGTTGGTAGCGGTGAACTTGTCAATGATTGTGGTTACGTTGTTGGCAGTGTACTGCGTGGTCTGCGCGGCCTCAACGATCTTGGCGGGTACGAGGACTTTTACTGTGACGGTCACGATTAACTCCTATTGTTCAGTCTGAGTTACGGCCAAAATGACCGCAGGCGCTGCTGGCGCAAAAGCGGTAGCCGCCACGGTGGCAATGCTGACGTTGGTGTTGTCAGCAGCGTACATGACTTCAATGAAGTCACCAGCCAGCAAAGATGCCACCTCGTTAAGCGACACCACCAGATAGCCGTTGTTCAGCGTGATGGACGCGACGCGGGCTGAATTTGGAAAGTCTGTAGTGCCATTAAGCCGCAACCAGACCCAGATGGATTTTTGTGCTGCGTTGTTAGACGTAATCTGCACCGAACAAGCAATATTGTATAGCCCTGCCTGCGCGACAAATACTTGCGAAGTTGTCGTGCCAATCGACACGCCGTTGGCAATCAACGTGCTGTTAATTGTCAGCGGATAAGCCGTGTTTGCTGCGGCTGGGCTTTGGCTATTAGTTTTTGCAAATTCACCGTAGTAAATTTGCTGCTCAATGGTAGGCCGAACAAAGATCACGCCGTTGGTAGCGCCGACTTGTAGCACGGCAGCAATTGGCACCACGTTATTCGGCGCGGTTGGCTTGACGTTGGTAAGACCACCCGCCACTGTTGGGCTGGCGTACAAGATGTCACCAAGGGTAAACCCGCTAGTGTCAACATCACGCACAAAGCCCCAGACAGTGCAATAGCCTTTTTGCCCCGTGTCGGGAAGGTCGTGCGTCATCACGCCAACAACGTACAGCGTGTTTGTTGCGCCATTAGCTAGGTAGGGTGCCACTGACAGTGCGCTGTCAGGTATAGCCCCTGTAAAGCCCACTACGGTGCCATTGGGGATGGTAACGCCAGTAAAGTTAGCTACGCGGGCGTAAGTTTCTAGCCCGACCTGTTGCACCACGTCATATTCCATGCCAAGGTCAAGCGTTTGATCGGTCGAATTCCAACCCATGCGACCCATTTGATTGGTGTGCGGCGCGTCAACTTCAAAGTCAAGGTAGTTGGTGTTTAGCGTATTGCTGTTAAGCAACGGCGGCGTAGTGGTCAACGCCTCAATCTGCTTTTGCAATTCAACGATTTGCGATTCTTGCGCGGGTGGGCCGACCTGCAAATCTAGCAGCGAAGTGTCGTTGCGACCCGAGCCAGTTAGCACAAACAGGTTTAGCAAGAACCTGTACCATTCACGCGAGATCAGTCCGGTGCGCTCGTCGATAAGCGGCACCCGAGGCGCAATAATGTTTGTTTGGTTTAACGGATTAGGCATTGGTTGGCGACAGCAAAAGTTCCGCGCCCATAATCGCGGTCTTGACCGGATCAGTGGCAGAGATTTCATAAACCCTATCCCGCAGCTTCAAAGTCATGCCCAGCCTACGCCAAAAGGTTCGATGACCGTACGCGCCAATTTTGCCAACTGATGACCAATGTTCATTTGACCATGTGTGACCGCCATCATCTGACCAGCGCAGCATGACTTGAGGGTTATAGCCTGGTGCCGCAGGATAAGAATTGGTTACCAACTCGTAACCGCTAATGTCTTCATCTGACAGTTCGTATTGCCCAAGTGGTTGAAAATTGTCGCCCGCCTCGGTGGTCAGAATGTCGCCTGATTGCGTGGCTAAAAACGTTTGCACATATTCAGCGACAAGATTTAGCCCCGCTTCAGTGTCAATATTTTCACTGTCATACGCAGGGTACAAATTTAAACCAACGCCTGTCTCGCAATCAAGTTGCAGCGAGTGTTGCGCCGTGCGCTTGAGGTTGTTCTGGCCGGTGGGCAGCGCCCGCCACGACCGCAGCCACTTCTGAATCTGGCCGTTGTCGGCGTACACATCAAGGTCAAAGGCATAGATGTTGCCGTTTTCAAAGTCGCCCACAACAATCTCGTTGTTGAACGCCATCTGGCAGTTGCTGCGATGGCGGGTAAACGAGCCGTCGGCAAAGCCCGCACGCTCATGCCACACGCCAGCGGCCACATCGTAAACCCAAGTCGTGTTAGCCGAAGGAAAGATCAGCACATAGAAGGCGTGGCCGTCCTGCTGGTATGTGTACGCAATCGCGTCTGACATATCGGTGTACTGCTGAATTTGCCACTCGACGGCGTGCGTGGACACGCGAACGCCCGTGTAGCCGTTGGCCCGATAGACAATGCCCTGCCCACGGGCGTCAGCGCCCAGCCAGAACAGGCCGTTGTCAAGTTTGGCGACAGAGTAAGGGGCTATGCAGCCAATCTCGTTGTAAGCGCCTTGGATGCGCGATAGTGGGAAGTCCGCGTTGCCCGCGTCATACCAGACCTCGACCGAGTTGGTGCCGAACAACCAAGCCTCGCGGTGGTCAACAATCAAGGCCACCAAACCGTCTGGGGCACCTTCAGCGCTGGCAAAGTCCAGCGGGTCAATTGACAGGCCGTCAAGCAACTGAGTTACCCAGACGCGTTGGCTGTTTGGCTCATTGAACACAAAGTAGCCGTCAAGGTAACTTACCGTTACCGCGCCTGGAAAGTCGCCGTCCGTGATTTGCGCGAAAGCGTTGGTGGTGTTGTTGTAAATGAAACTAGGGCCGTTACACGCGATAAACAATTGCGTGCCGTTGTCAGCCATGCTAACTGGCCCAGTGCCGCTGACGTTGCCGATCAGCGTGGTTGTGTAGGCTTGGTCGATCTTATAAAGCTGAGTGCCGGACACAACAAACGCCGTGGTGCTAAGGGACGAAAACGACCACACACCGCGAACCGGCCCAGAGCCGATAGTGGCTAAAAAGCGCAAGCCAGGCGCACGGTTTAAGAACGCTGGCTCTTTGCCGCCCTCGGGCACAACTTCGGGAAACAAGTTGACCATGCGGCTGTCCGCAGCGTTGACGCTGCGGGCTACATAGCTTGAGCCTAAGATCGGCGTTTTCATTAAGCGACTGCCGCACCACGGAATCCAACGACCCACCAGTCCGTACCAGCAAACTGGAGAGTCACCGAATCACCAATGGCATTAAATGTGATTGTGGTTGCGCTGCCAAGGTTGGTCGGAGTTAAAACACCAGTATCGCCACCAGCGGCTTCTGCAACATAAATAACTGTCTTGATCTGTCCTTGTGCGCCATCTGCAAGTGTCAGCGCATTACCCGCAGCAGTTGACGTAAATGCAGTAGCAAGACTTGTGATATTTACCGCGCCAGGGCCACTTAAAGCCTGCACTGTTCCTGATGCGCCAGTGCCACCATTTGCAACGGGTAAAGCACCAGTCACGCCAGTCGTAAGCGGCAACCCAGTGCATGAAGTTAGCACCCCAGAAGTCGGCGTGCCAAGAATTGGAGTCACTAGCGTTGGCGTTGTTGCAAAGACAGCAGAACCTGTACCTGTTTCGTCAGTCAAGGCGGTTCGCAAATTGGCGCTGCTTGGTGTTGCCAAGAAAGTAGCCACGTTGGTGCCCAAGTTGCTTACGCCAGTTGCAATCGGCAAGCCCGTGCAATTGGTCAATGTCCCAGAAATTGGCGTGCCAAGCGCGGGCGTTACCAGCGTTGCGTTGGTAAACAGCAGCGCATTAGTGATTTGTTTTGTTGTGCCACCCTGCACCATAGGCAAAACATCAGTTGTAGCTGACGCCGTGGCGGCGGGGAGAGATGTAATTGCAATGGTAGCCATGTTAGTAGTTTCCTGCGTAAATGTTAAAGCGTTGACGAGTGGCGACAATAGCGTACGGCATAGACATCACATCATCAGGATTGTTGATGCGCTTCAAGTTGCGCTTGCTGGTCATGGCAATGCGCTGCACTTGGGGGCTTGGCTCAACACCAAACTCAGGCGCAATCTCCATTGCCAAGTTG